ACCCAAAATCCCATACACATAGGACATTGGAATAATTCTCCAAACCATCCTTTTGTAGGTCTAATGAATTTTAAAATTGCACCATAACAAAGTATTTGGGTTAAGCCATAAGCAATAAGAATAAAATAAATTAGTTGAAGCATTTATCCTCTATTGTTGTTCGAACCAATTAATTCTTCCTACACCCTATAAAGAATACCATAAGCAGTTTGATAAATGTTTACGTGTCCTTTTCTTGGTTTTTGTGGAACTTCACCAAGTTCGGTTGTATCTTCTTCTTCTGGATTTACAAACATATCTTCAACGTTTTCTTCATAATTCTTGGAAATGTCAATGAACTCCATTTCTTTTTCCATAAATCTCTTTGTAAGAAGAATTATGACTTGCATAACGTCAATCTTGTCGTTTGGAGGATAAAATGACTCTAACGAATTAATAATCGCTCCACTTCTAATTGTTCCCTTAATTAAGACACCTTTTCTATCTAAAAATTTAAAGTATCTATTTTGAGCAGGATACGTATCAGATGTTACATTGTCTTTTGGAATTGTAAATATTTTATTTTTTGATGGAATAATAACTATGTCAATCAAAGGATGGTCATAAATAACAATGTTGTTATCCAATGTTTTTCTTATATTAAGCTTAACTTTTATGAATCTTGGTCCAAAGATAATTTTAATTTCTTCTTTCTTTGGCTCCTCATCTGCGCCCATAGGTGTTCCAATGTCTTCTGGATTAACACCAGCAGCTGCAACTTCTTTACCTGTTATTTTAATAGTTATTGCCATATTTTAGTTCTCTAATTCGTTGACGAGCTTTTGGAATTTAAGGATCTTTTGTAGATACTTCTCGTCAATTTCTTCGTCTTTGAGAGCGTTAAATCTCTTTTTAACCTCAACAAGCTTCTTTAAAATTTCTTTATCTTCTTTTACCTCCGCGACGCTATGAGCGGAGTTTAATTTAGAAGAGATGTTTTGTAGTTCTTCGTTTAGAAAGACAACAAAATCGGTATTATCATCCTCTGTTGCTGTCATATATTTCTTTAACAAAGATTTTTGGTTTTCTAATAGATCGGAGTATTTCTTATTAAAAGCGTTTAAATAGCTGTGAACAACATACTTATCAATTTTCTCATTAATTTGATCCAACGTTTGTTCGCCAACTGTCATTTTTTCAATTGCTTGTCTTTCCATTAGCATTCTTGCTGGAATGGAAGCTTTGTCTCCAAAAATTTGTTGAAGAGTTGCAATATCTTTATAGTTTGGAACATAGTTTGCAAAAAATTTAGGAGTCAGTGAACGATTAACTTTTGCGATTAAAGAACTCTGTTGTTGGAATACTTTATCCATTCCAAGACCAGCATACATTCTTTTTGCTTCTGATAAAATTCTTTCTGCCAATTCTTTATCTACATTCTTTGTTTCAAGAACAGCTTTGTAGATCTTTAATTCTTCTTTGAGAACTTTTCCTTCTGAAAAATATTCCACAAATAAATTACGAATTTCTTGTAATTTTCTTGGATCATTATCTAATTTTGCTTTTGTATATTCTCTTACAAGAGCTTCGTATAAAAACAATGTATTTCTTTTTTTATTGTGGCTTATTTTCATTTTTTACTCTTCCATTATGGTTTCTAAATCCCGGTCAAGTTTATTTAATTGATCCTCGGCTGACTTATTATAATTAGTATCGATTGACTCTGCAATACCTTTTGCTAAACGATCTGATGTAACATAACCGAATCCAAAGGCATTTCTTTTAGAATTCTTACCGTAAGCTTGACTTCCCCATAAAGACTTAACGTGTCTTGTAAATGGTCCACGATCTTCTCTTTTGTCATCATCAGTTGGTTTATATTTTTTACCTTTAGAACTAAGAGTTAAGTAAGAACCATCAGCGTATTCAATCTTTACAGGTTTATCTTGTTTATCTCTTTTTACAACACTATCTCTTTTAGCTGGGGCTTCTGGCGGTGGTGCTGCCAAAAGTGGTGAACCACCTTCTTCCCCAGGGGCTGGAGCTGCTTCTGGAGCTGGAGCTGCTTCTCCGCCAGCTGGTGCGGCTCCAGCTTCTCCTCCTTCTGGTGGAGGCGGAGTTATTGCTGCCCCTAATGTTCCTGGTCCTCCACCTAGTCCGCCTTCTATACCACCTGTAGGTTCAGCCGAAAGCGATGGACCGCCCATTCCACTCATATCACCTGCTGACGGCATATCTTGTGCAGATGCTTCAATTGCAGCATCAACTCTCTTATCATAGAAACGTTGTCTTTCAATCTTCTCAAAATCTTCATCAGACATACCGAATATATTTTTTGAAACATATTGACGAGAAAAGAAGTTTGCACCAAGTGCTTTAGATGCAACGTCTAGTTTTTGGCTCAATCCCTCTAATTCTTGCATCATTGCAATACGAGAAGGATTATTTAGAGAGAGTTTAAAAGAAATTAAGTCATCACCTCTGAACCCAAGAGTATAAAGATGCACGATGCCAATCTTTTCCATTTCTGAAAGCATTGCTCTTTGCAGTCTTTGAACTGTTCTTGCAAAACGAATGTCTTTTTGAGCAAGTGTAGACTTATCTTCTTTATCTGACTCAGATTGTGAAAGATAAGCTCCTGGGATTTTAATTGCGGCAAATAACTTATTCTTTAAGTATTTAATATCTTCAATTGAATCAATACCTTTTTGACCGGCAAGTGGAGTAATCTTAGATACAGAACCAGCGCGGACAGGAAGGTAATAATCTTCCTCAACGCTTAGAGGATTATAGCGAAGATCTACTTGTCCTGTTGTATCATCTACAACTTGATGTCTTTTAAGCTGTGTAATAACGCGCTGCATATATTGCTCAACATCTTCTGGAGGAATGCCTGAAACGTCGATCTCAAATACTTTTCTGTCTGGTGCGCGAATAACTCTTGCTGCCATCATCGCATCTTCTACGAGAATTAACTGACGCCAAATTCTTCTTGCTGGATCTAATACTGATGTGCCGTATGGAGCATACTTATCATTTCCTAATACACGAAAGTGAGCAATCTGCCAATTTTCAAACGTCAAACCGCCAGCATTCCATTGGAATTGTAGATAATTAGGGTTTGTTTGATCTTGACCTTCTAATCTCTCAACTTCCTGCGAAGGAAGGCCAATCGCTGCTTTAACACCAAGAACTTCGTCTGTATCAAGATACAAAAAGAAATCTCCATACTTACACATTGTTCTTGCCCAGTTAAAGAGATTTGATTCAATGTTTAGTGTTTTGTAGAATAAAGTATCAATAATGTTCTTGATTTCTTCGTTGTGGCAATCAATCTTTAATAGCTTTGAAACCTCTGTAAAGGTCGTCATTTCATCTGCATAAACATCAAGAGCAGATGCCAACTCTGGATAAAATTCCATTTGCTCAAAGTCAACATATCTTTCTGCACGGCTTTGAATAGCCATGTTCCCAGAACGAAGTGAATCAAACGGGTTATAAACATTTTTCTTGTATGATAAGCCTTGTAGAGAATTAAACTTGCTTGCATACTTGTCTAATTGAAACTTTCTTTCTCTTGTTGGTTTTTGTGCTCTAAAATTAATGATAGGACCAGAGAACAACTTTGTTAATCTCTTAAATAAAGGAGACGCACTATTTTTTGGATTGTTTCTCTGATCTGCTTTATTTGCCATTTTTTATTCTCACTTCATTAACCAAGAGAACTCTCTTGCGTTGTTGTATGCTTCAGCCCACTTCTTGCGATTTTCGGCTTTTGCGTGTTCAGGCATTCCAGGTATTGATGACTCAAATGTTCTTCCGCCAGTATTTATTCCGCTGATAAATGCTTGACGGTATTGTACATCTCTTTGAGAAATTATTAAGGCCCCTTCTCTTACCCAGCAGGCAATTGCACAGGACATTACTAAATCGTCATTACTACCTTTAATTGCCTCCGCTTTTCCGTTGTTCCAAACAAATGTTTCTAACTCATTAATTAGTCTTTCAGAATTGATTTTTATTATCTTGTTTCTTAAAAATTCTTCCATCTTTGCAATAGCAAGGGGGCGCATCTTAACGTTTGTATTGAAACCAGGAACGGCACTTGAATCATACAATGCTGTCATCGGCTCAATAAAATCATAACTTGATTTTTTGTGGTGGTAAATAGCTGGATGTCTCATTGATTTGAGTTTTTCTAACACTCCGTAACCAAATGAGTTATTCTCTACAACCGTTAAACAAAAACCATAATCTTTTGATGTCTCAAATAATAATTCTGCGTATGCTTCTGGGGCTAACTTGCCTTGGTATTCTGCCACTTGTTCCATAGAATCAACATCGTAAATGTTAAATGCAGAATTATCTTCCGCATCTCCACGGGCAACGTCGGCAGAAAGTAAGTACCTTCTTCCTGGTTCTGGTTCTTTCCAAATCCATAGATTTCCATCAAAACCACCTCTTCTTATTGGTTTTGATGTTCCATCTTTCATCTCTTGTAGAATTACACCGTCAACAATTGTGTTTCCAGAAAAGTTAAAAGAGCATTCGTATTCTTGTGCAATGTCCTTCGCACTAAGGTTTTTAGTATTTTCTTCCCACCATTTTTGGTCTCTGTCTGGGTGGGCGTCCCAGTTTAGCTTAATAGGATTAAAGTTGTTCTTTCCTGTCTCCGCATCTGTATAAGTCTTGTGAAACCAGTTACCAACGCCTTTTGGAGTTGATACGGCGATACAGCGACCACCAGTGGCAATTGTAGGATAAATACCAGCCCACATTTCATCCATACCTTGAATGATGCCAGCTTCGTCAACAATGAGCAAAGAAAGAGCTTCGGAACGACCAGAGTCGCCAGTTGTTGATGCTGCCTTAACCCAAGAGCCATTATTTAATTCAAGAGTGCTTTTGTTGTCATTCTTAACCTTAGCAATCTTCATCCAATCAGGAAGATTGTTATACATTAACTTAACCTTCTTAACCATACCAACGGCAACGTTTAATTGCGTGGCAACAGATAAGACAGTCTTTTCCCTATGGAATAATACCATCCAAAGAATAAAGCCCGCAGTTGCAGTCGAAAGACCCATCTGGCGAGCTTTGAGTACGATGTTAAATCTATAATCTTGAAATTGTTTTATACAATCTTCTTGGAATGGATAAAGTTTAAAACTAATAAGTCCTTGGACTGGATGAGAAATTTTGACAAAGTTATTGATAAAATAAATGGGGTCTTTCCCACATTTAATTATTTCTTTAACAACTTCCTTCTTAGTTAATTGGACACTCATGCAACTCGCTTAGGAGCTTCTTCTGCCTTCTTCTTGTTCTTAAAGAGGCTCTTGTGATACTTTTCGTAATCAGCAACAATCTGACTCTTATACTCTTCTGGCTCGGGAATACCAGTAAGTTCGTAGCATTTATGTGCCGTTACAGACGTTCTAAAACGAGAAATTGGCTGAATTAAAACGTCGAAATCCTTAACTGTTTTTCCGTTCTTTAATGTTTTCTTGGCTTCTTTTGTTGCAAGACTTTTCTTTGTTGTAGCCTTAAATTGTTTTTTGACGAATGCAAGACATTTTTCAATAGTGCTTTCGATTTCGTCTTCAAACTTTCCAGCTCCCATCCTATGAATCTCGTTGAGCGGAATTTCTGCGTGGTAATTAATAGTCAGCTTTCTACCACCGACTTTAACGTGAAAACCATCCATAATTCTTTTGTCTACTAAGTAATTGCCTTCTTCTCTTCGTAAGCCAACTTTGTTGTCAATGTCTTCGTTGTAGGTTGGTCCATCATAAGCCAGAGACATCGCTTGACCAATCCCACGGACAATTTCGTAAATATCATTTTGGACCTCGTTGTTTACTATTTCTGCCATTTTGTTTCTCTTCCTTCTAGGTGTAAGACGTAGCAATTAAAACAACAATTAAACTTTGTCATATACATTTCGTCTGCTGCTTTATATACTTGATCTCCGCAGTAAGAACAATTTTTAAAGTTCCTCTTATTAAGTAGTTTTTCCCTGAGAATAAAACCACCCTGATCAACTTGGTTTTCATAAGGTTGTTGACGATAAAAATTCTCAACTGCCTTAACCTGATCAAGGTAGGTTTTTTCTTTCTCGGGTGTCCAAAGAGAAGAAGGGTCTAATACAGCTTTTTCACCGTATTTATCTTCAACGGCTTTTTCTAGTGCCGAGATCTGTTTTGGATCAAAAGGCATAACTACCTCTTATTTTGGCTTTGGAGCGCCACCTTTGTGGACTTTCTCGTTCCAGCCTTTGGTGTTTGGATCACCGGCTTTTGGCCAGTTATGACCTTTTCCACCTGGGCTTTGTGTGAATGGAGCAACTTTTGCTGGTCCGTGTCCTTTTGGCTTTTGATCTGACATAATTAATCCTCCTGAGATTATACAATAAATAGTATCATAAAATAAAAAGGCGTCAAGGTTTTAATCTTGACGCCTCCGAATTATTAGAAGAAATTATTTCTTTTTCTTCTCGTCTTTCTTTACTGGTTTTTCTTGCTTCTTTGCCATGATATACCTCCTAACCTTTCGGTGTTATAAATAGTTAGTTAATGTATGCAAATCCCTCTTCATCCTTCTGAATCTCGATAATTTTATCCACTGAGTCTTTTAATGTATCTAAGTGAGTGATTAATAATACAGTTTTAAATTGAGATTTAATCATTTCTAAAACTTTGATAAAACTGTCCATATGTTCCGCATCCAAAGATGTAGCTGGCTCATCAAGAATAAATACGTTGCTTACTGGCAAGCTGCCACATTTAATCAGAGCTAATCTAATCGCCATAGCAACCAAGGACTTTTCTGCTCCTGAGCAGTTTTCAATCGCTCTCGGAGAAGAATTAGGATGCTGAATGTAAATTTCTAATCTACCTTCTTCATTTGCAAAGTAAGCTTCAAACTCGACAATGTTTGCCAAAAGACCGTTTATTTCTTCGTTGATTATTGGCAGAGTTCTTTTAATTAATTCAAACGGAATACCGCTATTATGTGTGCATTTTAGAAATAACTCATAAGATGAATGTTCTGCTTTTAGTTTATTAAGTTCCTCTATTTCTTTCTCGTATGTATCAATTTGTTGCTCTAATGACGCTAAGTTTCCTACTGCTTTTGTATGATCGTTTTCCGCTGTCTTTAAAGATTCTTGTGTAGAATTCTTTTTCTTAACGAGATTAACAAGGTCTTTTTTCAATTCGTTAATGTTGTCGTATAAATCTTTGTTTGATTCATAACGATTAATTATTTTTTCATTCTCCACAAGTTCTGTCTCAACCTCTGACTTGGTATTTTGCAACTTAACTATCTCTTTTAAGAGAGAGGAGATTTTGCTGGATGCTTCATTAGATTTATCTTTAAGCTTTGTAAGTTTATCAAGGTATTCGTTAACTTTGTCTATCTCTAACTTTAATAGATCACCTCTTAAAGCTGCTTCTTGTTCTTCGATCGTTTTAAGAGCCAACTCTACTATTGAGATTTCTGTTAGGGATTCCAGTGCGCTCTTCTTAAATGAGCATTCTTTAAATTGGTCTTTGCCGCAAGCAGCTAAATCAATAAGCTCGGCAGACTTTCTATAGATTGAAAGAGAATTGTTTTTCATCTTCTTCTCGGAGAGAAGAGAATCAATCTCTTTTAGAATCTTTTTAGAAGCTTCCTGTTTTACTTTAAGTTCTTCTACATTAAGTTTCTCTACGACTTGATTAATCTTTTCAATGGTTTCTTCGTGAGTTTTTAATTCAGCTGATTTTTTCTCAATAGCTATTTTTGTCAGAGAAAGCTGAAAGTTTAATTCTCCGTGAGTCAACCAAGCTTTCTCGATGTCAATTGGCTCTTCTACCTTTGCAAGGTCAGCGGTCAGCTTTGTAATTTTATCTTGTAAAACTTGTTGCTCTGCTTTTAAAGCTTCTACATTCTTGGCTTCTTCGTATAATTTATCAATCGCTAAATGATGCTTTATGTGTATGTCGCCAAGTATTTTTGAGTAATCTTTGTCAGTTTTCTTAATCAAGGTTTTAAGTTCATTGGCATACTGGTTAGCTGGCTTATGTTTATTTTCAAAGATCTGTAAATCAAGAAAGTTAGCAAGGACTTCCTTTCTTTTTGTTGACCCTTCATTAATAAAGTCTAATGAGCCGTGTTGAGTTGACAGACAAGTATTACAGAAGTCTTCATAAGTTCCGATCTCTTTGCGAATGTTCTTGTCTGTCTCCATTCTATCGTTGCCATTAAATGGCATAACGCTTGCTCCCGCAAAAATCTCGAAATCTAATTCTGTTTTGCCTTCTTCTATTATCTTCCCTTTTGATTTCTTAGTAATTTTTTCTGTCTTTCTTGTTATCGAGAGAATTTCATTCTCACTTAAACTAATGTAGGCGCTTCCATTACCTTCTTTCTTACGCTCATTAACTACATCAAAATTCTTACGAATGTTCTTAGAAGTTGTGTTAAACAAGGTGTAAAGAAGGCTGTCGATTATGCTGGACTTACCAGAATAATTCTTTCCAAAGATTCCAACAATTCCGCTTAATTCATAAAAATCTATCTTGTTACCATCTTTATAATTAAAGAGATTATCCCACTCAAAATTATCAAGACTCCATTTAACATTTCTTGCAACATTATCAGATACTTCTGCATCAAGATTGAACTTAGTATTAATGTCTAATACTTGCTGCATCTGTTCTTCTGTAAGGTTTTCGGAAGCTAAGAACTCTTTGATTAGCTGTTGCTGAACATTATTATCTCGGAGATTTAATTTTGTCTTATCACCCTTCTCTATCTCATTCTCAACCTCTTTGGCGTGCTTATTGACAACAGTAATAGACTTAGGTGAATAATTTTTTAGTATGTCTGTTTTAAGTTTATTGATCTGCTCTTGGTCATAATACTTATCCAATACTAAACGAACGTGTGAACCAACCTGGATAACAGGAAAAGATCCATCGTATTCAACAGTTATGAAAGGAGCTGGATTATTAAAGATTATTGGTTTTACAGAGAACTTATTTTTATCCTTGATGTCCCAAATAAGAATTCCTTTCTCTGTCTCCTCTCCAAAGTTCTGTTGAATGGTTGAACCGCAATAAGCCACCTTGTCATTTAAGAATTGATGCTTATGAATGTCTCCAAGAAAACCATAATCAAAATCATCAAAGATTGACAGATTATCATCTGTATTCTTCATTGCCCAGCCAGTATCAGTCTTGGAGCCTTGAATTGCTCCGTGATACAATGCAATGTTAATCTTTTCTGCGCTAGTTGGTTTAATCCAATTATCTCGATCAAAGATCGATAAAACATTCAGACAGAATTTATCATTAAGATGGAACTCACCAGAATCTTTTAGAAGCTTAACTCTTGGACTATTAATAGCTTGAACAATTGGACTAATTGCATCTTGGCGATCAGCATTATTTAAATTACCATCGTGATTACCAAGAATAATGTATAGAGGAGCTATGTCTGAAAGATTGTTGAATAGTTTTGTTGTCATCTCAACAAATTCTGGTGAGATGTTTGTTTTTGTATGTGCAATGTCTCCGCAACAAATGATTGCGTCTACTTTCTCTTTTTCAAGAGCATTATACATTTGTCCAAAGATGTTTTCGTAAATGTTGTGGTGTTTTAGATTTTTAATGTGAATGTCTGCTAAATGGGCGAATTTCATGCAACCTCTAATTCTTGTTGTAGTAATGTATCATAGGTCATCAATCTGGCACAAGCCTTTCTCTTCTGGAATTGTTCTTTTGTCATTTCTCCTGCGTCTTTATAAGGTAGAATATCTATCTTATAGACCTCAACACCATAATTGATAAGCTTTCGTATAATCTCACTTTCTTTCTTCGTCGCATCTGGATCTAACGCCATATACACAGTTGTATCATAGCCGACGATCTTCTGGAATAGTTTACTTTCCTCTCTCAAAGTCGAACCAAGCATTGGAATTGCATTGTGCCCTGCTTTGATTGCGTCAAAGATTCCTTCGACAAGAATAATATCGCTGTCAAAATCTATGTATAGTTCATTAAAGATTATATCTTTAGAAGACGGCGGTTGCTTAAACTTAGCAAACTTATCGCCAGTAATAGTTCTACCAATGAAGTAGTTTAGGTCACCATTAGAGTTGAACGATGGAAAAATTATTCTGTCTTTGTATTCTCCGTCAAAGCAGAA